CGGGAATGTCTAGTTCACAATCTTCTAGGCGCCATTCGCCAAGACCCCATACGTGATACACACCAGAAGCACTACTTTTGTATGCGATAGATATGACTGGATGCTTTGCTTCATCTGGCTCTGGAAAACCTGCATCTGATGCAACTTCGATATCGATGTTACCGACTTCGATACGTTTGAGGTCGTACTTGATTACACCAGGAAACTTCTCTTGTATAAACTGTGCAACAAAATTATTGTTGCCATAGATTTTAAAATTATCTACATTCTCATACTTCTTAACAAACTCTGTGGCTTCACTCATAGAATCAAACTCTATCGGTGCGACAGGTTTACCATCAAGGGTCTTCCATGTACATAGAGTTCCTTTAGATGGTGTTTGTGCTAACACATGCATGGTAGGTTTGAACGGTATCTTCGTTTGAATGCGTTTACCATCATCCGTGTAACCACGAAATAAGATGTTACTGCCATAGCGATTTACGCAAGTGTAAAAACTCATAAGACCTCAATCTGTTTCATATAATGTACAATGTATCACTAATGATACACTTTGTCAAGTATTTTAGTCAGTTCTTTCACCGAAGCCATAGTCGATGACTACTGGGAATCTTGGCACACCGTCAGGTGTAAGACCAAAGTATCTTAGTGTAGCCCAAGTCGGAGTATCACCAACTTCCCACAACTCTTTTAGAACCTCTTGCTTGCCTCTGACTCCAGCACCACAAGTCTCACCGCTTGGCAATAAAAGACCAAAATGTTTAACATGTCCTGCCCAGTTGCCTTGACCTTCAAGCATAGTTACCACTTTGAACTCTTCTGTGATAAACTCCTTTCTCTTCAAAAGATCATTGCTTCTTTTGTTTTGATATAGGGCGTTGTTTCTTACCATCTGACCCTCATAGCCCTCTTCCATATAGTAAGAGTAGAGAGAGTCCAACTCAGCCTGATTGCTTGCAAAGTCAGTCTGCACTATCTTGACCACATCGCCTCTGGCACCATATGCCAGCTTGATTCTGTCGATGAATAGCATGTCGGTATCTTGCACAAAACAGTCGTAAACGTGATACTGTACAAGAGATGCAGACTCAGCGATATCCTCTGGAGTTGATTTAAGTTTTCTCACAAGACTTGTGATCTTGTTAAAATCTTCTTTTAGTTGATGATTATATAGTTCGCCATCTAGCACTACATTTGGATTAGCATCGAGAAATGGCTTTACTGCTTCCCAAATGTGTGGACAACTGGTGATCTCTTTACCCGCTCTAGTCCACAGTCCAGACGAATTTGCTATACATCTGATACCGTCTAGTTTAGGTTGACTCCAGCCAGATTCTTGTGGACGTTTAGTGTAGTCACCTGCAAGCATAGGCTTGAACTTATCGTAACTATCGATCTTGCTTACTTCAGTGAAGTATTCTTTTTCGACTTTTTTATCCCAACTTGCTTGAGCTTCTGCAATCGATTGGGATTTAGATGTCGTGGCATTCACTTTGCCTACGTTCTTAGGCTCACAAATATTCCAACCTGAGGTAACTAGTTTGCCGCCTTGAATGCCAGCTATAGACCTAGTTGCCGCATCATTCTCATCGTTCCAACCATATTCAATAGTTAAGACTCTGATTTTGCCCTTTGTATCACGTTTGAACAAAGTTGGCAATGCAATCACATTTTCCATATTATATCTCTCAATTTTATTTAGAAGTACAGTATAGCATCAAACTATACTAATGTCAAGCACTTTTATGTGAAAAGGGACGTTTTTACACGTCCCTAGTTTTTAACTTACTTCTTTTCGGAAACAAAAGAGTACAGTTCTTTGGCTTTTTCCATCAACTCATCCATAGAGTACATTTTGTAAGCATCTTGAAGGCTATCTTCAACATCTTTGCGGGCTTTTTCGCCCTCTGCGATCATGTTCTCATAGAATTGGATATTCATATGATACTGCTGATCCATGTAATCTTTAGCAAGTTTAAGCATTTCTGCTCGGATTTCGAAGGGGTTTTTATTAGACATACTTTTCTCCTGTGTTGTGTGTGTTGTCTTAGTTCTTAGGATATGCTACTTAGACAAGTAGCTATTACAAAGACACATAATCCGCTTAGTGCAAATTGCGCTACTGCATCACAAAATGTGCCATCGCAACTCTTCAGAAAAGAGATTGCTTTGTTCATCAGCTTTTGACTCCCATAGTTAGCTGTGAGATTAAAGGACGGAGCTTTCACTCCGTCCCACCCTGTATTACTCAGTGAGTAATTCTTTGGTATCCTCAAGAGTTTTGCCGATAGAAATCTTCTTCGGTTTTTGCTCTTCGGGGATAACGTTTTCTAACAGAATACGAAGCATTCCGTTCTCTAGGGAAGCATCTCTGACCACTACAGTCTCGGCTAAAGTGAACTTTCTACTGAAAGCACGTGCGGCAATGCCTCTATGAAGATACTCTTTTTCATCAGTCGCTTCAGGAGCTTTACCTTCAATAGTAAGCTGTCCGTCTTTTACCTCAACGTCTAATGATTCTTCAGTGAAGCCTGCTACGGCTAATTCCACAATATATGTAGTATCACTTTCTTTAGTGATGTTATATGGTGGGTATGAGTTCGCCTTTACAGTGTTTTCTGACATAGCTGTAATGCGATCAAAGATCCTATCAAAACCTACAGTCGTAAAAGGATCGTATTTTGTTTGCAAATAAGTCATTATTGACCTCCTATATTTAGCAAGGGTTAATATACGTAAGTCCCGTTAGGCAACTTACATCTTTATTTATACATGAAATATCGTTATGTTCTAAAAAAAGTTCATGATTTTTTGTCATGAATTATATAACACTGTATCATGTATTAAACGCCAGTTGAACCAAATCCACCTGTTCGGCTAGTCTTAGTTCCTGGCTCATCAAAGACTTCTTCAAATACAAATTTAGAATAAGTCTCTAATACTTCTGCTTGAGCAATTCGATCACCGTCAGAGACAGTAAAGATTTCATCGCTCAAGTTGTACAGCATTACATAAGTCTGCTGTACGTAATCAGCATCAACTACACCTTCGCAGTTTGCTAATGTGATTCCTTTTTTCCATGCAAGTCCTGATCTAGGATGAATACGCATAGATTGTATGTCATCTAAATCAAAAACAAGTCCAGTTGGAATCAATGCTCTTTCTCCAGATAAAACATCTATCGATCCTTTGTGACAGCTTACTTGACGCTTTTTATTGTTTACATTAATCATAGTAACCATGTCGCCTTCACGCATAGACGCTTTCAAGTCAAAGCAGGCAGCCCACTCTGTTCCGAGTTCTGGCATATGTGCTTCTGGAAAAAGTTTATATATTTTGACATCAATATTATCAGTCAAACTTACTGCTTGGCTCATTTGATCGTCAATGCTATAAGTAAGGGTATATGGAAGTGATCCGCTCGTATCTAATGTATACGTAACGCTACCATAATCTATGGGAGAAGCGAGTTCTGGAAATAGTTCAAGTTGTTGTGATACAGACATATTAATCTTCCTTAATTCTATAAAGTGGCTCAACGTGAATGGAGTCGTGGTAATCTCCATCATTTAGGTTTCTGCGTACAGCAGTACGCTTCACAAAGTACCCATCACTAATATAATAGGTAATAAGTTCTTGACTGACTACTGAATCATTATCAAGAAAGTTAAAATAATCGTGGGTAAACGGACCAGTCTTGTCTTTCACTTCCATAGTATAATTCTCCAGTTATCGTTTTTTGCCTATGCTATACTTCGCAATTAATTCCCACTCACCCTTTTCTTTGTGAGGTAGAATTTTGATTTGTGATAATGGAGATTTAGGCTCGTTAATCTTTTCAGCATCAACGGTCTTAACAAGATCCCATTCTTCTAACAGAGAGATAATAGTATTTCTACGTCCTTTATCTTCATCTGAGAAGTCATTAATCTTACCATCTAACATAAACAATTCTTTGAAGTGTACAATGTAATACTTACCTTGCTTGTGTAAGATATGACATGATTGAAACAACTTCTGCTCTTTCTTAGAGGCAATACCAATACGAGTCAATGTTTCCTTTACTTTGAGAAAACTCTCTTCGTTAGGTAGAGTGACCTCCACTAACTTGTCTAATAAATTCATTTTTTCAAACCACCTGTTTCTTGTTGTTTTTTCATTATTTCCAGTTCTTCACTAGACAACAAGGACAGATACTCTTGGCCAACCGTTCTATTACATTGATAGTAGGCACACACAATATCGAGTTCCTCATTTCCAGCATTCTTAACCCACTTTGCCCATCGCTTTTTAGGTCTAATGCTATTTATAAGACACTCGTACTGGGGTCGTTTATCCAGTTCGTGGTGCATATTCATCAGGTTGGCATGCAGAATAGTGTCTGCATGATAAGAAAGTGCATTGTTTACCAGCCAAGGCTCATAACCCTTTTCTGCCAATACATCATTCTCACTATCACGCATCATATTCTTTTTTGTTTGCGTAATAGATGTTACATAATCAAATGGATTCGCCATAATCGATATCCTCATTCATATTAGGCGTGTTCATTTTATCTGAACACTTCTTACAAACGTAAGCGGTACCTTGACCACCTAAGTAAGTATAGTTAACTATACTATAATCTTTACCAATCTTCTTGTTGCACACTAAGCAAGGATGACTAGGCTGTTGTTTTTTGAATCTGTCAAACAGTTTCATGTCATTTCCATTCCACTTCTGCCATAAGTGTTGCAAGTGCGGCAACACGATTGATCTCTGAGTTAGCAACGAATGCTTCTTTGTATTGATACTCAGCGAGTATGACGATTGAGTCTGCTACACTCTGAGTAGAAGCAATCTTAGAAGGAAGAATGTCGTACAACTGGCGATAGAGAACTGCCGAATCTATATCTTGATTCTCCGCAACCCATTTACGGGTGCCAGTAAAGTTCTTTTCTTTCATCAAAGTAATCAATGCACTGATGTTATCAGTAGACTTACTTGCTAAGATGCCAGAGTCAATCCTACCAGTAGAAGAATAACGCTGTAGTTCATTAATGACTCTGCGCCAATCTGGGAAATAAAGTTGAACAATTTCAGCAACAGACTTTTTGTCATATTCGATTCCTTCGTCATCAAGAATACCACACACTCGTTTAAAAAAGTCTGCGGCGATCTTAGGTTTATCTTTGTTACTTATATTAAACTCGATTACGCTACACCGAGAGTGTAATGGCTCAATGATACGGTTCTTAAAGTTACACGTTAGAACGAAGCCACAGTTTTTACTAAACTCTTCCATAAAGTTACGAAGTGCTGGCTGTGTCGAGTTTGCGTTCAAGTAATCAGCCTCATCTAGGATGACGTACTTACGACCGCCAGTAAACGAAACACTTGAAGCAAAATTTGAAATATCAATTCGAAGGGTATCGATGTTACCATTCATCGAACCATTGATAGTAATGAAATCTGCGCCAATCTGATTAAGCATAGCCTTAGCAACAGTTGTCTTACCGACGCCTGCTCGACCAGTTAGTAATAAGTTTGGAACATTGTTTTGATCAACGAACTGTTGAAAGGTCGTTTTAAGATCAACTGGAAGTATGGTATCTGCTACCGTCTGTGGTCGGTATTTCTCTACCCATAAAAAATCGTCTTGCATCATCAATCTCCATAATATAATAAAACTCTACTGCATTGTAGAGGGATGAAAGGAGGATGTCAAGCGACATCCTCCCTTCGAAGTGTCCAATCAAGAAGCGGGAACTTCTGTCTCAGACGGAACTGGTGCTTCCGCATCAGCAGGTGGAACAGGCGCTTCACCAGGAAGATTCACATCTTGACCCTGTGCTTTAGCGTGTTCCAAAAATGCCATGAAACGTTGGCGTACTGTGCCAACTGGCAGTAACTCTTCACCACGAATGGCACCACGTGCGGTCGCAACGTCAATGATTTGCACTGCCGCTGAGATGTCATTCAGTGAAAGACCAGGAGCTTGTTCTTGCTCTTGGGTTTCGGGGGCTTGGTTTTCTTCTGTCATACTAGTCTCCTATAACTAAGTTGATTAACGAGTTTCGATTGCAACCCAATATTGAACCTTACTCGACTTAAAGTGTGCCATACCTTTTGAAGATAAAGTAACTTCATAGTCGGCTGGTACCAATTTCAAGTTGTCAGTCTTAATGATCATATTAAATGGATCTGTACTGACACCTTCAGCAACAACGGTATTATAATTATCTGCCGTTGATGTTTTGCTGTCGACCGCTGACATAGTGATAGTATTACCATCACCGATGAAAGCAATCTCGGGCAATTGAAGAACACCTGCCGCTTGACGGACGCTTTCAATATCTTGCCACTTAATATTGACGGATACTTCAGGATCGGGAACGACAATGTCCTTCTCGGGTGGAGTAACCATCAATGATTCGGATGTATACGTATATCGAAGTTCACTTCTACCACCTTTAATGGTAAAACGATCTTGACCAAACTCAACATCTGGATTATCAAACAATGCGAGAGTGCTTAAGAAACGAGACAGGTCATAAACACCTGCTTGAGTTTCAACAGTCTCATCAATTGTTGCCGCAGCCATAACAGTCTTTTGCGGGGATATAGTTCGAACTACTGACCCTGGCTTGAACACAATGCTTGGGTTGATAGTCGAAAAGTTTTTTAGAACACTCAACGTGTTTGAACTAAATTTCATATTTTATTCACCTTTCTTAATAGTTTAAAAATCACGTTCTGCTTTTTATTTATATCAGAACAGCCAAAAGTTTTCATATCTAACCCATATCACTCCTATTTTTTGTTAATTCTTCAGAACGTTCCATTTGCATTCTGATCCATTTTGCACAGTCTTTAGCACTAAAAGCTTCATCGGTTGGCGCTGGCATTCTATCGTCTTCACCTACACCACGAATGACTGAACTTGATAGCATTAAAGCACCGGCCATAATCATACAGATATGAGGTAAACCAGATCCAGTGGGACCGTCATCATAATCTTTCCTGCGCTCAAAGTCATCGATGTGTCGTTTAAGACTATCGATCATTTGTTGCCAGGGAAGACCCTTCTCCCAGTTTCGATCTGCATATTTTGTTGCGCCGTACTCAAGGGCTGCCGCACCGGCGGCTAAACCCTCAAGAGGGAGTTGCCTGAAATATGGCATACCAATACATTCACGTAAAGCACCGCTTTCGGCTGCGGCAAATTCTTTATTATCACTCATCGTCTAGTTTGCTCCAAATCGTTTTCAGCTCTGTATATAGCCTGTAATCTTAAAACGTCTGCGGCAACATCATGTTTACTATCATGGGCTACAAACGCTTCTTCCCAATATTTTTCATCAGCAAGAGGTACGAAACCACTGCGTGTTGAAAAATCAAATTTAGCATCAATAAAAGTTCTAATGTCTCTTACCTTCCAGAACTTAAGATACTCATTCATCAACTTACCTTTGCCTTGCGATTCTATTAATCTGAACAGAATCACTGGATCAAAAGAATTACCTCGAGACCACCAATAACCAATGTCTGGGTTGTCTCTAAAGTATGATAGTATAGTATCACAAAACTCACGGACTGTCAAGTCATTTTCTTTTGGCAAGATATTATCACGTGCTTCTTTCGGCAGATTTTCCCACCACTGAATGTCAGCCTTAGTGAAACTACAATTATAGTTTTGCATTTGATCGTTGATAGATAACTTAACAGTTCGAACTTCACCCACGATTTCTTCAAACGAATATGGATCGTCTACGAATCTTTCCCAGTCAAAGCAAACATATGCCATGTCTACTACTGGACAGACAAGAACATTTGCTCCTATCGTTTCCATATCAAAGATAAAGTTCTTACTGTTTTTCTTCATGCGGCTACCTTCTCTTCATAAATCTTTTTATACTCAAGGACATTCATGGTACCCATTGCACTGTTATGTGACTTACGGATCATTGCACAGTTGCTTAGTATTGTCTTGCCACCAAGAGCATGTGCTTCCATGTGTCCAGCTTCCGCATCTTCCCAGTCTAAAGGTAGACCGTCAATGTAGCAAGTATAGCGTTGATCTTGCAATGTGACTTCTTTCATCCAACGTGGGAAAGCACGATTGCGGTCTTTCAACAGGGTAAACTCATAAATGTTTTCCCACTCTGGATGGCTTGTCATCCATTTTACCATCTGAGTTTGCTTTTCAGAGTTATCGTGGTTTCGGGTATAATCTTTGAACAACTGTGCGATTGTGGAATCTTTTGATTCAAACTCTAAGTTTGGAATATCTGTCCACTTCTCTTTAGGATCATTGTACAAATCATTATACACAACAGAGAAGGCTTTGTACCACTCAACATAATCAGTTGCTTCTAAGTCAGAGCCAAAACTCTCTGACAAATAAACATATAGATTGAGAAGTGCATTCTTCTCACTGTTTCCTAATCCAGAGCCAAGTGTCTGACGGCGTGTCTTAGCCATTTCAAATAAGAAATCTAAGAACTTGTCTACCTTCT